AGAGATCTTTCCAGATGTATCAAAGTGGTATTTATTCTGACCTAGACTGTGGATTTGAATTAGATCATGGTGTTTTACTTGTTGGTTATGGTTATGATAAAAAATATGACATGGATTATTGGATTGTTAAAAATTCATGGTCATCATCATGGGGTGAAGATGGATATATTAGAATTCAGAAGGGTATAAATGATGAGAGAGGATTGTGTGGCATCGCTATGGCACCGAGTGTTCCAATTATTTAGATGTTAAAACAAATAATCAACTTACTTAACCACATCGACCAGTCCCGTCACATTCAGGTTGCTGGGGAATGTCATCGGGAGATGGTGGGGGGTCTAGGTCCCTCACTGCATAATCCATAATCGCCGACGAAGTCATTCTTGTTTAAATAATAACCACAGTGGTTACCACATTTTTCACAGTTGTTATTATAACGGTGGCAAGTCGCGCCCACAGCACCAGAATTGTATATATTTCGATCATCACACAGATCTCGACCATACTCGTCTGTTTGATTATACCCCATAACCCCTTCTCTACATCCACATTTATTCATAAATAAATATAATATTAATAAACCTAAAACTATATACAATAAATCCATTTATATATTTATATATTTTTATTTTAATTTAAATCCATTAAGACTTCTCGTTTTAATGAATACTTCTTTTCAACCTTACGCTTATTCTTCATAAATTGAATCAATTCTTTTGCTCGTTCATCAGAATCAAAATATTCACTAAAACACTCTAAGAGAAATTTATTACTGAATCCTTCATAACTATTACTTACAGTTGGTACAATACTCGTATTCATAGCTTGAATATTAAATGTTGGTATCTTTGATTTTTCAACATTACCAATATCAATTTCTTGTAAAATTTCATTGCTTAGCTTATCACGCATTTCCTTGACAGGTTTCATTTTTTCTTTCATCTTATCGTTGTATTCTTTGAGTTGATTATCGCATTGAACCCATTGAACAATCTTGGTTTCCATCTTTATTGTATTTAATTCTGTAGTATTTAAATCTATTTTAAAATCAAATTTTTAAAAATAACAAATTTTTAAATTTAAACACAAGATAACAAATACAGAAACCACTATGAATGCGGTAATCAATGAAACACCTATGAAATAAGGATATAATTGTTCTAATACTTTATCAACAATTGGCTTAATAATTTCATTATTGATTGTATTCATGTGTTCTTCGCGTTTTATTTCTTTCTTCATAGAATCCAGTAATTTACTTGTTATAGTTTCAAATGACATCGTTATATTATTATATTTCTTAATGATATTTTTTAAACTTAAATTTGATTTGATACCACTTAAAATCTTATTAAGAAGTATAATCATACTAAAATGGGTATCAAAGGACTCACTCAGTTAATCAAAAAAAACTCACCTGAATCAATCAAGCATGTTGGTTTATACACTATGAAAGATAGGCGTGTCGCTATAGACACGAGTATTTTCCTATATAAAAGCTTAATGAATGTTCGGTCTAAGGGAGATTATTTACGAAACAAAGACGGTAAGGTTGTTAGTCATATCCAAGGATTGTATTACAAGACAAATCAGTATCTTTCATTTGGTATCACGCCAATTTATATCTTTGATGGAAAACCGCCTCAGGAAAAGAGTGACTGTTTAAAAGAACGCACAAAGAAGGTAGAAGAATGTAAAGCAAAAATGGAACTTACAGAAAATCCAGAAGAAAAGAAAGCACTCGAAAAGGGGACTATTCGGATGAAGAAAGAGTACATTGATGATTTGAAGCACCTCTTTTCTTTAATGGGTGTTTCTTATATTCATGCTCCAGGTGAAGCGGAAGCATATGCTTCGGAACTATGTCGTATGGGATATGTTGACTCGGTCGTTACGGAAGACATGGATACACTCTCCTATGGCTGCCCGCAACTATTAAGAGGGTGTATCGACAAAAGCATCAAAAGACCTGAAGTAGTAACATCATTTGACTTTCAACAAATATTATCTGATTTTAAGATGAATCATGATCAATTTATTGATATGTGTATTCTCTGTGGATGTGATTATTGTCCAACGATACCAAAGATAGGTCCTGTAAGGGCGATGAAACTTATGCAAAAATATGGTAGTATCGACATATTTCTAGAAACAGAAAATGTACAAGGGATAGAAGAATTTAAATCTAAATATCAAGTGAGTCGCGAATTATTTAAGATATTTAGCGGGAAAATAGATTTAGACAATTTACCAATCCATGAGTCAGAATATGATTCAGAAAAAATATATAATTATTTGGTGAATGAGTGTAGTATGAATGCGAAACGCATACAAAATTCATTGAGGTAAATATTATTCTCTCGTATAATCTACTTTCATTTCTTTTACACAAGTTAGATCTTTTTTATTACCCCAAAAAACACAACTACTTTCCCCGGTTTTAAGAGAACCTTGTGGACATGGTTCACCACATCCAGGATATATCTCCACAGGACATGTTCTCACACTTTTATTGTAAAGCAACTCATAACAAGTGCCAACGTCGCCTTCTGGTATTATTTTATCAGTTTCAGCAATACTGTCTTTTAGTATTGTAGTATTCCAATTTGTGTCAAAGGTGCGATGGAATCGGCAGAACCTATTTTTTAGATATTGCGCACATTGCCCGCGGGCATTTCTTTTTATCTCTTCTATTGTTAATCCTTCAACTCTTCTACAACCGCATTTATTCATAAAAAGATATAATACTAATAATCCCAAAACTACATATAAGTATTCCATTTATGTATATATATATATATATATTTTTTTTAATTATATTATAATTCACAATTTAAATCAGGTCTTTTATCTGAATCTAAAAAACAATCAGCATAAGACTCACATTCACTTGGACATGCTTCGAGATATTCATCAGGATCAATATTTAATATACTGTCTATATTATTTGAATTCGGGTCATAAAAGCAGGGCGTACATTTTGATCCAATATCAAGATATTTTGCTTGCTTTTTAACATCATCAATAATACCTCTTAATGAGTCTATATCACCATTAATATTTTGAATACTATCGTATATTTCTAAATAATTATATTCATCACTTTCTTCAAAATTAATTCCTCTAGAAGATAAATCATCCCCCACATCTTGTCTCTTTTTAATAGTCACAGATATAGGCGATGTATCGCATTCAACCAAGCAAGCATCATTTGCTAATCTACCATCATCTCCAACCAAACTACAATCTTCTTTGTCTAAAATATGATGACATTTCTTATTACCAGCTTTCCATGTAGAATCGCTCTTGTATAATTCTGCTTGAAAGTATCCACTCATAACATCTTGTGGCGCTGTTAATGTGGCAAATTCATATTCAGGGGGGGTTATCTGATTTTGTACTCCTTCCATATTATCTTTTAAGCACAATAGTAATACAAAAAGTAAAAACAATATGAATAATTTTTTATTCATAAACTTAAATAAACGTAGATAAAAATAATTATTAATAAGCAAAAGATGCTAATGAATGTGTGTAAGGATTATCTTTGAATGGATCTAACATTACAGGGTCTAATCTATCTGATAATTTCACATTATCAAGAGTGTCTTTCTCTTGTGTATATTCACAAGTATTATCCGTCGGTATTTCTTGATATACCTTATCTAAATTATTAATTCTTGGATTGAAATAATCGCTTTCAATCTTCTTAATATCCACATTTAATATATCTACACCGTTAGACAACTTAGTATTTACAGGGGTTGGCTCTCTACCTTGTGAAATAATTTCTTTATTTGGATTCAAATCTGCTCTATAGAATTGATCATTAGACATAGAACCAGGTAAATATGAACCAGCGTTACCATTATATTCTGAATTAGTGGTTTGTTTCTTTGTTGTCCTTACATTGTCTTGTAATCTTTCTTCTGGTACCGTAGTAATTGTAGAACCAACAAATCCATTCCTATCACTATCCAAAGTTGTCTGTTTAACAGTAGGTTTTACACTATCATATAATCTTTCGGTTTCACCCTGAAATACAGATTTGATATTACCTTCATAAGTTCTTTCTTCAGTAATTTCTCTTTCATTTGGATAAGCAAAATAACTACCTTTATTATGATTATCATCTATGGCTTTATCTTCTAAATTCATGTTACGATTGATGTCAATATTTAATTGCTGATTTGTAGACCTCTTGAAATTAGGACGACTTTCACTTGGATTAAAATTAACTGCTCCGGCAGGTCCCATCTTACCCTCGTTGAAATATGCTCTATTTGTTTCTTTAACTACTTCCTCTGGTTGAATCATGGGTGCTTCAATTGCTCCGGTAGTAACTAACCATCTGTCCGCAGTATTAACATAATCAGCATCAGGTTTGTGTTGAAATACTTCTCCCTCAAGACCACGATGATCAATCCCTTTGCCACCCAATACTTTACCACCATAACTTTCTTTCATGTTATTTAAGGTTCTTATCGCATCTACCGAATTCCTCTGAGCATAAGCTAAATCAATATCGCGATTTACTTCACTCTTATCATCTATAGGGGCAACCATCTCCTGTTCAAATGGCAATTCATTTCTTCTCTCTGTACTACCAATATATCTAGATTGATCGGCTCTTGCTCCATCAAACTGATTACCATATACATTCCCCAAATCTTTTTGTAATTCAAAAAATTGTCCAATTTCTCTTTTAGGTGGTCTAAAAGCCTGGCTACCACCTTGATGATTCATGAGTCCCCTGTTATCATCGTAATTAATATTTGCTGGACCACTCCCAGAGAAAAATGGTTCTGATTTAATACCTTGATCATTCACTAAAAAATCCTTTTTAGATATTTCAACACCAGAAATTGACTTAATATTTTCACTAAATACATCTTTATCTCTTAAAGTATTTCTACCTCCCATATTTAAATGATCAATAACTTTACTATCACCTTGCATCGCTAAATTATGTTGCTTATTAACTAAATCAATCTCATAAACTTTTGAGTCAGCATAATTCGCTTGATCATATACAGAATTACCAGAACCAATTACCATAGGTGGTTGAACTTCTGGATAAGTCGTATGTTTCTCTTCTTTGTCTTTATTCATTAAATAACCGACACCCATTAATCCAAGTAAGACCACAGATTCCATAATATAATTTACAATATATATTATTTTAACAATTTTTAATTTAATTTAAATTTAGACGATATAAAGATTTTAATTCTTGGGGAATAGTGTCATCATTAAAATATGAAATAATCTTATCATCGAAATATCCAACAAGTTTAAAATGACAATTATTTTCATAAATTAAGAAAATACTATCGTAATCTGGATTATAATCATTTAGTGTATTATAAACTGTAAAATCATTACCGTATTCATTACAATTCATGATGAATATATTACATTTCAGTATATTCATTAAAACTTGAAGTAAAATATAATCACCCCAATATTCATGACCCGATGTAGATATCTTTTGTTTAAAATCTTCTAATGAATTAATATTATAAGGATCCCAGTCTTCACTAAAATCATCGGCATCTTTCATTATCCGATAATATCCTATAATCATATCATATTGTTCCTCTGTTAAACTCTCAGATATAAGATTTCTTATATCATCCGAATCATAAATTATATTATTTTCTCTTTCTTTTTCATTTAAGGCATTTGCGATACAATGAAAGAAACAATCCCCATCCCTTTCACAATCCAGATTACCATATCTTGAATTTTTACTCTTAAATTGACTTAATCGGTTTAACTGTAGAACCCATCGTTTATGAATTTTTTCCCACCCATATTCACTTAATATGTGATGCCAATTATGATTTTTTATCTGTTTAAATGTTTTACCACTTTTATATTCCATAATATCATCTTTATATCTAATATTGTCGGTTAAATAGTATTCTTCTGACATAATTATTTATGATTAAGATATTTATTATTAATTTAATTTATCAAATTTTTAAATCTATATAGATATAAATGGAAGAGTTAAAAAAAATACTAGATAAATTCTCATGTATCGATATTAGAATTGTTATATTCATATTATTGGTTCTTGTAGCTTTATTTTATGGATATCTTAAATATGTAAAAGAGGATGAAGAAGACTGTCAATGTGGTGCCAAATAATTTTAATCATTCTTCCATTTCTGACCACAATGATTGCAAATATAAATATATTTCATTTTATCTTCATCATACTTAATATAAGTTACTGAACTAGGTTTATCACTCGTGTTACAAATACATTCGGGGTTTGTACATTTTAGATTATTATTGCCTTCTATCTTTGGTAATGTAATATCATGAGTAATATAAGGATTATGATTAATATATTCTGATTTATCATATTCTCTAAAATCCATTGAATATATACAATTATCTTTTCCAGTAAATGGTTCCGATTTTTCGCATGCTTTACAATAATGGATTAATGCTTTTTCCTTATCTAAATACAAATAAGTCATATTTTGACATTCACTACAGAAATGAATCTCTGAATCGTCCATTATATATTATAGTAATCTATAATCTTTAGATATAAATCAAATTTATAAACTATTTAACTTTTGTGTTAACTCTTGTTTTAGTGATTTATAATCTATTACCATCAATAGATTATAAATATTAATTGAAACCTTAATAGGCTTTGGAGTCTTTTCACATAAATTATTTACTTTAGTTAAGATAGTTCCTTTTTCCTTCTTAAGATGTTCTGAAATAACATCCTTAAATGATTCAAATAATGGATGAATACTAAATCCATTATTCTTAATCAGATGATTCAAAGTATCGTATTCAACCATTTCATTGTAAGTATCATTTCTCTTACCTTTTTCATTTTCGAATCCCGGCTCATTGTGTAATGGATCATTACATAGTAGTGATTGAATTGAGAGTAATACAGATCCAATATCCATCACTGTTGTCCATTTAGGTCCAGACCATGTATTAATCGCAGAAAGGCATACTTTACCAATAAAGTTATCGTGCGATCTTCCTACATATAAATTTGGATGAATTCTATAACGACTATGTGATAAATAACCTACTTTAGGAGGAGAATAAGGATAATTATGCGGAAACTCTATTATGAAATATAATATACCATTTTCATAAGGTGTATCTTTAGGTCCGATAATAATGGCAGTTGCTTTCATGATATTTTCTTCGTTAAAATTTACATGAATTCCTAAATCAGATAAATTCATCTTTTCTATCTGCCTCATATCTTTATTCGCAATGCGTTTCATAGCTTCTTTAGACATTTTAATGAATATATAATTTTTATTCTTAATATTATTTTAAATACCTATTTAATTTTGTAGAAAATTAAAAATTTGATTTTTGAATACTTTTGAAAATTAAAGAGACAGAAAGCCGTATATAATAGATTGATAATTGATAAAACCCGCTAAAGTAAATTTAATTAAAGAAAAAAATATAAAGAAATCATTATCTGAGAATGGAAGTAATTGAAGCATTTCTAAATAACTTTACTGTCAAAAAAGACACTGATGGAAAACCCATTACTCATACAGGCATGCCACCTTTCCCGGGAAAGTGGTCTATCCCTGAAAAGAAACTACCTAAATTTTATAAATTAATTTCTGAATGTTACGCAAAGGATGCTCTCCATATTCCAATTGTAGAGAAGATGAGAGAAAATTTCCCTTTTGTAATTGATATTGATCTTAAATATAAATCTGAGTTCACTGAAAGACAATATAATAGCGATAATATTGAAAAACTCTTAGAGTATTTATGGTCTAAAATAGACACATGTGTCGAAGGCGCGAAAGACAAGAACACCGTATTCCTTATGGAAAAAGCGAAACCTTACCCATGCAAGAAGGGTGAATACAAAACAAAGGATGGAATTCATCTTAGTTTTCCAGATATAATCATTGAAAAATCAATTTACAAGAAGTTAATCTCAATTATTCAAAGCGAAGATAAAATTCAAAGTATTTTCACTGAGGATTGTGAAGTAGGGCCTGATAATGATACAAAAGGTATCTTAGATAGTTCATTTTCATCATGGCAGCTTTATGGGTGTGGTAAGCAAGGTGAAACTCCTTATATTGTGACTAAGGTATACAAGTTTGCCGAAGACGGTTATCCTGAAGAATTAGAACAGGAAATCTTTGATGAATATTATACGGATATGAAAACAATTCTTAATAAGATGACGATGTGTTACATTAAAAAGGACAATGTATCTTATAAAGATGAATTTATGAAAACACTTAAAGTGAAAAAGAGTACTACTAGTAGCAGTAGCATGTCTAGCGGAAGTAGTATGGCTAATAATGATGATATTTACGGTATGAATTACTATGTTGATAACAATAATGTAATTAATCCATTCAAACTCGTAGAAGAAGAAGAATTGAAACTAGTCAAAGGCTTAGTTAAATGTTTGTCAAAGGAAAGAGCATCCGATTACGGTTCATGGTTAAGAACAGGTGCTGGATTACATAACATTAATAAGGACGCTTTATTAGATACGTGGCAAGAATTTAGTATGAAATATCCATCATTTGCTGATGGATCATCAAAGCGAGATTGTAAATACAAATGGAAATCATTTGATAATTATGAGGGTGCTAAGAGAGGTATCGCTTCTTTAAAGCGTGAAGCTGAGCTAGATAATCTAAAAATGTATGAAAAAGTTATGAATGAAAGTTTATTTACATTTGTAGATAAATCTGTAAGGGGTGGTCCAAATGCGGATTATCTTGTTGCGAAGGTTGTTTATGAAAGATATAAAGATGAATTTATTTCGGTGAATGTAAAGGATGAATGGTTTCATTTTAATGGTCAAAGATGGGAAAGAACATTAGAAGGAACGAATCTTAAGAATAAGATTCACAATGAAATATATAAGATATATTATGAATATCAAGAACATTATATGAAAAAGAAAGATGAAGAAATAAAAAGATTACAAGCAGAGGGAATGGATACAGAAGAAGTAACGATGGGGAAGAGTGGGTATGGAAAATTACTTCAGAACATAATGAACATCCAAGCAAAACTCCTGCAGGGTCAATATGTTAACGGTGTCATGAAGAATCTTAGAGATATGTTTTACAAGAAGGAAATCATGGAGAAGTTTGATACTGATACGAGTCTATTAGGTTTTGATAATGGTGTCTATGATCTCAAGAATAATGAATTTAGGGAAGGTAGACCCGAAGATTATATTACAATGACTACCAAAGTTTCTATGCCAGTGAAACCAGAACAGATGCCAATTTCATTAGACAACATGTTAGAATCTTTTCATAAATCTGATGTGAATGCTTTCCCCGAGATGAGGAATTACAAGAGATTTTATGATGACATGAATGATTTCATTGATAAGATTGTTCCAATTCCATCAGTTAAGAATTACACTCTCAGATTCTTATCTAAGTGTTTATCTGGTGAGAATAGGGATGAAGGCTTTTATATTTGGACTGGCACTGGTGGTAATGGTAAGTCCAAGCTTATTGATCTTATGTCTATGTGTATGGGAGATTACGCATGTAATTTACCTATTGCCCTCTTAACTCAGAAGCGTAAAGCATCTGGTTCAGCGAGTCCAGAGATGGCTATCACCAAGGGTAAGCGTCTTGCAGTCATGCAAGAACCCGATGTAAATGAAACACTTAATGTTGGACAGATGAAAGAAATTACAGGTAATGATAAAATTTCAGCAAGAGGTTTATACAAGGAACCATTTGAATTTACTCCTCAATTCAAACTGATTTGTATGTGTAATGATTTACCTCATATCCCATCCAATGATGATGGTACATGGAGAAGGTTAGAAGTTGTTGATTTCATTGCACGATTTGTAGATTATCAGAATGAAGTTGATGAAGAGAAACACCGTTATCTTAAGGATAAGGGTATCAAAAATAAGATTCCAATGTGGGTTATTCCTTTCTTAGCAATTATCCTACCTCATTGGAGGGAATATGATCAGAGCGGCATTGATATTCCAGACGAGGTCAAGGCAAAGACAAGAGAATATCGTGGAAATAATGATATGGTTGGTCAGTGGATTGAACAAAACTGTGTTGAAGCAGATAATATCTTAGCAACTGATGGTATTATGGAACTCGCCCCAACTGATTTCGAGACTCTGTATGATAACTTCGTTGAATGGTGTGGTGAAGAAGAAATCACAAATAGACCAGACAGGAAGGGTGTTAAGGCTGCCCTCAAGAAGTGGCAGGAGAAGTCTCGTCATGGTCTATCTTATGCTAAGACAAAGTCTGAAGCAGAGGGTATGCCTAATGGTTACGAGAAGGCCATGAAGTTTAATCTCAAGATTGTATAAATAATATATTTAAAACAGAATTAATATTTTAAATCAAATTAATGTCAAAAGCAAATTATGTATTAGAAGTTATAAAATATCATGTAAATGAAAATGATAAATTACCAGAATTAATACATATTGGATATATGAAAGGTAAATTTAAAATGAAAAAAGATGCAGTATCTTATTATGATAGACATAATCCGCATATGCGGAGTTTAAATGCCCATAATACTTATAAAAGTGATTGGGATCCAGATACAAGATTATTATATATTGTAAGAGATGATTATTTAATTAATGGAACAATAGACTGTTTTTCGGTCAATGATAATACTGAAAATAGTGGAAAATTTAAATGGTTAAATTAAATCTTTATCCTTAACTTATTATTTTTTTATACCCAAATAGTATATGAAAACTATTCGTAAAAACAAAAGAAATACTAAAAAAAGATCCAAAAAAGGAGGTGCTAATGGTAAAAGAGTAGTCTTTAAGAAATCAACGAATTCTAAAAAGAAATACATGGCTGTATTTTATGAAAATGGTAAAAAGATAAAAACGACTCATTTTGGAGCAGCTGGAATGAGTGATTATACAAAACATAAGGATAGGGCTAGAAAACAAAGATATATGAATAGACATAAGGCAACGGAACATTGGTCAAAACCCATGACAGCGGGGGCACTTAGTAGATATATCTTATGGAATAAACCCTCATTAAAAGCATCGATTAGTGATTACAAAAAACGATTTAATTACCTATAACTTTTTTAGATAATTTATTGTCTCATTATATCCTGTTTCTATCATAGATTTTCTTTGCTCTTCATCTAAATCAAAATTTAAACCACAATTAATATGATATGTAAAAATCATTTTATCATCTTGATCTATATAATTATCGCTCTCATTCATTAAATTCATCGTGAATCCTAAAATGGGTAAATAATCTAATAAACTAAAGTTTTTTGTATTACATGTCCCTCCTTTGACATTTATTCCTAAATAATTATTAGATTTACATGCTTCAATTGGAAAATTTCCTTTTAATCCACCATCTACATATAGTGAATCATTGTATTTAATCGGTTTAAATAAATAAGGTATAGCGGTAGTCATCATAGATAGTGTTGTGCATTTTATATCAGGGTGATTTTTATGATTTATATATTCTGTTTTACCAATATCTACATTATAAACTTTCACTGTTAGTATTATATTTGTTAATTCATATAATTCTTTTAATGTTAAATCATTCTTTTCCGTTTTATGACGAATAAATGAAGAAATACTTTCACCTATATGTTTATTACTAAATAAACCAAATTCGACCAATAAATTATCAATATCTATATCGTCTACGTTCAAGAGAGGATTTAAATCTTTTTCTAATACTAATTTTTCTATTTGTAAGATATTGTAATCTAACAAATATAAGATAGAAAACATGATACCTACCGATGTTGTTATGATTTCTTTTAATTCTTTCCTTTGGAATGTATCATAATCAATTAATGCTTTTAAAATACCGGCATAAGCAACACCCGATGGACCACCGCCGGATAGCACTAAAGTATCAATCATTAATTTAAATAATAATTAATATTTTTAAATATAATTTAATTATCACATGTTACGGGACCACCATTCGCACACTTACAATTATATCTTTCTAAATTACAATATATATCTTGTGTTTTACCAGTTACTCTAGCACATTGGTCTAAATCCGTATCTCCCCGTATATAAGCACGCTGTATAACTTGTGTATCCGAAACATCCCCAGTTATGTTACTATTGGGGCATACTAATAAATTGTCTATTAAATTTGATGGTAAATCACTTAAACTACCAGTGACGCCCGCAGTATTCCTCAAATCTATATTTATTAAATTTGATGGTAAATCACTTAAACTACCAGTGACGCCTGTAGTATTCAAACTTACATCTATTAAATTTGATGGTAAATCACTTAAACTACCAGTGACGCCTGTAGTATTCAAACTTACATCTATTAAATTTGATGGTAAATCACTTAAACTACCCCCGACTTTCGTATAATCCAAATCTAATACTGATAAATTTGGTAAACTTGGTAAATCACTTAAATTACCCTCGACTGCCGTATGATACAAATATAATACTGATAAATTTGGTAAACTACTTAAATCACTTAAACTACCCTCGACGCCCGTATAACCCAAATCTAAATATCGTAATTCTTGTAAATTTGGTAAACTACTTAAATCACTTAAATTACCCTCGACTGCCGTATGATACAAATTTAAATATTGTAATTCTTGTAAATTTGGTAAACTACTTAAATCACTTAAATTACCCTCGACTGCCGTATTACCCAAATCTAAATATTGTAATTGTGGTAAACTACTTAAACCACTTAAATTTCCATCAGGTTGAATATTACTCTCACCTTCTTTTAACATTCCATAACGAGAGTAGTTATAACCAATACCATTTATATCTTCTTTAAAACAATTTACAATTTTTGCAATATAAGATATATCTAAACTATCTTCGAGGTATTGATTACTGATTCTTAAAACGAAATGTACAAAGGTTGGCTTACCATTTAAACTTATGAATGATTTTTTAGTATTTCGGTCTAGAAGATCTTTAAATGTATTAAACGATTCAACCGTATCAAAATAAAATAGAAGTTTAGTCATATTTGGGTTATCAGGGTAAGACGAGTCTTCATCTTTGTAAACATCCTCTTCAATGGCATCTTCAATAATATCCTTTAATTCAGGGGATTGACTAGGGGATTGACTAGGGGATTGACGCGGGGATTGACCTGGGGATTGACCCGGGGATTGACCCGGGGATTGACCTGGGGATTGACCTGGGGATTGACGCGGGGATTGACCTGGTTTTTTCCCTGGATAATTGTCACACCATGTTTGAGTGAGACCTCTGCAATCAACCTTGTCTACTCCACAGGACCATACCCTCTCTTTTGTGTCTAAACAGCCTGTCTGAATATTTGAGGGACATGGAGTTTGGGGTTGATTTTCACAATTTATTGGTGCTGGGGACTCCAATCCCTCTATGAACACTCTGTTTACAAGAAGGTAAAGAGCGAATCCAATTAAAAATGCGAGAAAGCAAGTTTCTAAATCAATATCCATTTTATATAATATAAATTATAAAAAAATTATAAAAAATTATATTTTATATGATTATAAATCATAAGACATGTCTCAAATAGATATGAAAGAATTATATTCTACGATTAATGCGAAAACTTTAAGAAGAATGGAACTGTATGATAGTATTCTTAAGAAATGTCATAGTCGTATCTTATATAATTCTGGTTTGCAAAGGACCTATTGTTTTTATCAGATACCAGAATTTATTATAGGAATGCCATTATATGACGTAAATGAGTTAAGAAATTATATCATGAACAGTTTGAAAACAAATGGATTCGAACTATTGTATATTGAACCAAATTGGTTATTTATACAATGGAATGTGAAAAGCGCTAAATCGTTAACTAAAAATAATAATGCGAGCAAATCAATAAATACAAATTATAAATCTACAGACACATATAAACCAAGTGGAAATTTTATTTATGACGATAAGTCTTTAATGAATATGACAGATAAATTTAAATTTTAATAAAATGAAGTATCTTTACCTAATTTATAAATATTATCATAAATCATTAATAGAAAGAAACCAGTAAAAACATATAATAATAATTCATTGAATTGTTCTTCGTGAGAAGTTTCAATTGGTACATGAGATGGTTCTCTACTCTCTACATGAGTTACTTTAGCAACTTGTGGTTGCGATTGTGGTTGTGTTTGTGATTGCTGTTTTCTCTTTTGAGCTTTCATTCTTTTAAATTCTAAAAACTCTTGGTAATCAGGATCATCCTTTAATGATTCTCTTCTTATATTTACAGTATTATCGGGTCTGGCGATATTATTATTAAATTCATAATCAACTTTTTTCATTGTATCTTGATATTGATTTTCATCATCGGTATATGGACTGACTCTCATTCCTCTAAGTCTTCTGGTAGGATCTAATTCAAGATTTTCTCTGTCATCAAGTAACTCTGTCTCCATTTCATCTGGTGTGAGAGGCGAGTCAAATAAGGGATCTTCTGATTTTTTCTTCTTAAGTTTTTTAGTTTTTTTTGGTTTTTGAACCATATCTGGCCAAACTTCTGATAATAATGCCCCTGTCATTTACTATTAATAATAAATATTTTATTTTAATTTTAATCTAAACAAAGTTATAATGGAAAAATGGTTTGACTCTATGAGAGAAAGCCTTTCATGTATTAATGAAAATAAGTATATTATAGGTTTGACGATGATTATGTTAAATATAGGTGCGAGATTTATTATAGATGAATTAGATGACGATTTAAGAAAATTAATATCGAATACAATTGTCCGAAGAGTTGTAATATTCTGTTCTTTCTTTATGGCAACAAAAGATTTATTTACGGCTATAGTCTTGACAATTGTATTTGTTATACTAATCAATGAAGTATTTGCTCAAGAATTAGATGATTTAGATGATTTAGATGAAAAGAAAGATGAAAAGAAAGGTGGTTCATTTAATAAAAATGAAATTGAAAAAACAATCCAGCAATTAAAAACTGTTCAGATGAACATGTAATTTATAAATTTAATGTAATTCCTCTATCTGTAGATTTTTTATCTGTGTCACCACTCATTAGTGATATAGAATCCAAATCGGGTATCTTATCGGGTTGTAAATTCATTTTATTGATTAAATCGTCAATTCCATCTGGTCCAGACATGTCTGATCTAGTCGGAGATAAGTTTCTCGGTTTACCACCACCACCCATTGGTCCTCCTCCACCACCCATTGGTCCTCCTCCACCACCCATTGGTCCTCCTCCACCACCCATTGGTCCTCCTCCACCACCCATTGGTCCTCCTCCACCCATTAAACCACCCATTA